TACGAACGTTTCATTGAGAATGGAGAGATTAGCCTGTTCTCACCGCATGACGTACCAGGTCTCTATGATGCTTTTGGTACTGATGCATTTGACGCTTGCTATGTGGACTATGAATCAGATCAGTCTGTTCCAAGAAAGACTGTCGGGGCACAGGAACTAATCCTAAACCTCCTGAAGAATCGTGCAGAGACTGGTCGCATGTATCTGATGAACATCGATCACTGTAATTCACATTCATCCTTCCTGGATAAAGTGAACATGAGTAACCTGTGTCAGGAGATCACCCTGCCTACAGATCCTATTCAACACATTGATGGTAAAGGTGAGATTGCTTTGTGTATTCTATCTGCTATCAATGTAGGTAAACTAAAGAACCTTGATGACCTTGAGGATCTATGTGACCTTGCTGTTCGTGGTCTAGAAGAACTCATTGACTATCAGGAGTACCCCGTCAAGGCAGCCAGAGAGTCCACAATCAACCGTAGGTCTCTTGGCATTGGATACATTGGTTTAGCACACTTCCTGGCGAAGCAGGGTGAGCATTATGATGATGCGAAGGCACTGAAACTAGTTCATGAGTTGACTGAAGCATTCCAATACTACTTGCTTAAGTCATCCAATCAGATTGCTAAAGAAAAGGGTGCTTGTGGATACTTTGATCGTACAAAATATTCCCAGGGCATTCTTCCGATTGATACATATAAAAAAGAAGTTGACGAACTAGTACCAAATGACCTATCGCTTGATTGGGGAACTCTACGGCAGACAATCAAAGAGTTCGGACTACGACATAGCACGTTGTCCGCTCAAATGCCAAGCGAAAGTAGTTCCGTTGTGTCAAACGCAACAAATGGAATCGAACCACCTAGAGGGTATCTGTCCGTTAAGAAGAGCAAAAAGGGACCACTTAAACAGATCGTTCCGCAATACCAGACTCTTAAAAATAATTATACCCTTCTGTGGGATATGCCTAGCAACGCTGGCTATATTAATATTGTTGCTGTGATGCAAAAGTTCTTCGACCAGGCAATCTCTGGTAACTGGAGCTACAATCCACTGAACTATCCTGATAATGAGATCCCTGTGTCTGTTATGGCACAAGATTTCTTAACTACATACAAGTACGGTTGGAAGACTTCTTACTATCAAAACACTTATGATTCAAAAGAAGATCCAGAAGAAGAAGACAAAAAGCAAAGCATCGAAGACCTATTAACTCAAATTCTAGACACACAAACCGAGGAAGAAGACTGTGACAGTTGCAAAATTTAGAGTAAGCGATGAAACACCAAAGAAATCTGTTGAAGGCATGACTGTCTTTAATACTAACAAAGTGAATGCTATGAAACAACCTATGTTCTTTGGTGCTCCTTTGGGAGTTCAACGTTATGATCAATACAAGTATCCCGTCTTTGAAAAACTTACACAGCAACAACTGGGATACTTCTGGAGACCTGAAGAGGTATCGCTCCAGAAGGACCGTGCAGACTATCAAACACTTCGCCCCGAGCAGAAGCACATTTTTACTTCCAACCTTAAGTACCAGATCCTCCTGGATAGTGTACAAGGGCGTGGTCCTGGGATGGCTTTTGCACCTTACTGTTCTCTACCCGAGCTTGAGGCTGCAATGAATATCTGGCAGACTATGGAGATGATCCACAGTCGGTCCTACACATACATCATTAAGAATGTATATCCAGATCCTACCGAAGTTCTTGATACTATCATTGATGATGAGAAGATCATTGAACGTGCTCAAAGTGTAACCAGGGCATATGATAACTTCATCAATGCAGCACAGGAGTATGGTCAGGGTAACCTATGGAAAGAAGACTTTAAAGATTCTCCTACCTCACAGTGGACACTACATGATCTGAAGCGTCAACTGTATCGTGCAGTCATGAACGTTTATATCCTAGAGGGTATTCGTTTCTATGTTTCTTTCGCTTGTTCGTTTGCTTTTGGTGAACTCAAGATGATGGAAGGCAATGCAAAGATCATTGGTTTGATTGCTCGTGATGAGTCACAACATATGACTATCACTATGAACATGATTAAGAACTGGCAGAAGGGTGATGATCCTGAAATGATGAGTATCATGGAGGAAGAAGAACAAAATGTTATTCAGATGTTCCGTGACTGTGTAGAGGAAGAGAAGAACTGGGCAGAGTATCTGTTTAAAGATGGTAGCATGATCGGATTGAATGACAAACTACTCAAGAACTATGTTGAGTGGGTTGCTAACCGTCGCATGAAGGCAATCAATTTCAAACCTGTATTTGATCAGCCTATCTCCAACAATCCACTACCATGGACAGAGCACTGGTTGAACTCCAAGGCTATGCAGGTGGCACCACAAGAGACAGAGGTTGAGTCCTATGTCATTGGTGGTATCAAACAAGACGTTGGTGAAAAAACATTCTCTGGATTTAAACTATGACAAATGAGTGGTGCGCGGTTCATCATAAGAGTGATCCGCCCCAGTCTCCTTTTGCTCCCACTTGGGATTATACTATTGGTGAAAAGCAAATTGATATTGACTGCGGTGAACTAACTAAAATTATTCTACAGAAAGAACAAGAGATCAAAGATCAATTCCCTGCTAGTAGTGATGGGAACACTGGTCTAGGTCCTAACAGTCTTACCTCTAGGTTCAGGCATTTTAATGTCTTGACCTGGGGGTTTCCTGCTACTGATCAGCTGCATAGAGAGATTAAAAAATTTCATAGTCAATACTATCAGAGTATCTTTGGTGTGCTTACTAGCATTCCTAAAGTACAAGTTAGATGTTGGGCTAATGTATTGAGGAAAGGGGAGAGGATCAAAAAACATTGGCACTCTGTTCACCCATATACATACTTGGGAGGACACCTAACTGTTGCTGCTGTAGATACCAAGACCATTTACATTCATCCGTATGATGACATTGGTAGAAATTATGAGGCAGAAAATGTGCCAGGTAAACTGACACTATTTCCTAATTACTTACCTCATTACACTACAGTTAATCAACAAGATACTCCTCGTATTACCATTGCTTTTGATCTTACTAGATTAGATAAGATCTTTACAGATGATGACAACACGCTTATAAGATTATGACTGAATTACCTGTGCCTATGAAGGCAGATCCTAATCAACCTAGGGCAGTCCAGAAGTATCTGGAAGTCATGAAACAAGTTGATCGCAATGAGCAGTATACAATCTATTGGTGGACTAGGATGAATGAAGAAGAGCTGATGCAAGTAATGCAAAAGTTCTGTTGGGATAATAGTATTGATTACAATACTGTCAACTGGGGTAAGTTTTTGCGTGGTGAAAACGTCCCAGGTTACTGGGAAAATGCTGCACAATGAATATATTTTATAGGTGGTTACATGGCATTAGAATGGAGAGAGAAATTGCTCGCAACAAACCTACCCAATCAGGAGGAGAGAGACCTTCTGTCGAGAGGACCGAGCAACCTAGCACAAGCGTGGAGACTAGGAGCAATGAAGTACAGATACAGATACCTGATCCGTGGGACCGATGAAGACACAGAGTGCTAAAGCAAAGGGTCGTAACTTACAGAAGTGGGTGAGACAAATGTTGATCGAGATGCTCGATGTACATCCAGAGGATGTCGAGTCTCGATCTATGGGTGCAGGTGGTGAAGACCTGATAATGGCACGAGCTGCTAGACAAAAGTTCCCACACTCGATAGAATGTAAGAACGTTGAACGACTTAATGTCTGGGATGCATATGAACAGGCAGCATCAAACTGTGGTGACTATGAACCTATCGTAGTTATGAAAAAGAACAGGAAGAAACCTTTAGTGGTTGTTGATGCAGAATACTTCATCGGACTCTTTAATAAATAATAGAATACAGGATTATATTATGCCACGATCACAGTTGACCAAGAATGATATCCTGGCAAAAGTCTATCAAATGAAAACAGATTTATATTCTGACGCTCATAAAGACAAGACAGGTCAATGGCATGATGGCGCTCACCATTTTTTGAACAAAGTATTGGATTCTCTCAATGAATATAGATGCTGAACAAAAAGAAAACCCAAGAATATATGAAGCTACACTTGACGACTGGGAAGACTTCTGGTACAATGAGGACAAATAAGTAATCACTTCATGATCAAAACATTATTTGCTGCACTTGCTGCAGCTGCATTGGTTATTCCTGCACAAGCAGAACCAATTAAAGAAAGTGACTACAACACACCACATGCGATGGGATGTATGCTACTAGGTGAATGCACCGATGATGTAGTGAAGGTATCTTCTATGCTTGATATCTCATCCAATTACAATGATATGGAAGACTTTACTAGTGTGACTGGTGAGTTTCATAACATCCTACACTCACTCAATCAAGTTGGTGTGAATGTATTCCTTGCTGACCAGAAGTATTTTCCTAGAGGTCATCGTGGTGTATACCATACTGTCTCTAATAACTTCTTCCTTAATAAAGATCACATGGGATCTCCTGCAGTCCTGATGATGGTGATGCGTCATGAAGGATGGCATGCAGCACAGGATTGTATGGCAGGAACGATTAGCAACAGTCTGATTGCTATCATCAAACCTGAAGATGAAGTGCCTATGATCTGGCGTGTGTTGGCAGAGCGTACCTATCCCGAGTCTGCTGTCCCATGGGAAGCAGAAGCACAGTGGGCAGGTAGAACAGAGAACATGACTATGGATGCTCTTGCAGCGTGTGCTGGTGGTGCTATGTGGGAAGTGTATGACCCAACACCTTTGACTAGAGAATACCTAGAGAAAGAAGGTTACATCAAATAAATAGTTGAGCCTTACTCTTTACTCATGGAATCAAATCCAAAGAAAGAGGAAGCCAAAAAGGAAAATAAATTTGAGTGGGCGGATGAGGGTGTATCAACTCTCGTCCGAGTTATTATTCTTGGATGGTCAGCAGCAATTCTGACCCTTAATTATGTAACTGTTCCT